CCATAGCTAAAAAGTTTTTAGCATTTTGTATTTGTGCTTGTTGATTTAAACTTGCTTCAGCAATATTAGCCTGAGACATTAAAGCTGAATTTTGTAGTATGCTTTGCTGGTCTGCATTAGCTTCTGTTATACTAACAGTTTGTAAAAATTTACTATTAGCTAATGTTCTTTGTTGGTCAGCACTAAATTGAGCTAAGTCTAATTGAAACGCACTTTGAGCATTGTTTAAAACAGCTTGTTGTTCTCTTTGTGCATTAGCTTCAGCAACTTGTGCTTCAATACTTCGTTGTTGAGCTACACTTTGTTGTATAGCTTGAGCATTACTTTGAGCTAAAGGTATAGCACTTTGTATAATAGCATTAAATAAATTATCTCTACCAACACTAGATGCACTTAAACCTCTTCTTGCTAACATAGCTTCTACACTAGCAACAGCAGGTTTAGCCCATGCAGGTATTTCACCTTCTTCCATACCACTTAGTAAACTATCTATCTGATTAGATACTAAAGCTTCTTCTGGTAATCCAGCTATTATACCTCTTTCTTGTTCTGTAAATTGAGTTAGTTTATCTTCTAAAGCTTCAGGGTCATTACCTAATTCAGTAATAGCATCTTCTGGTAATCCTGCATTTCTTAATTGTTTTTTAGCTCTAGTAACTCTAGCTAAATCTGTACCTGCATTTCTTGCTGCAGTAGCTTTAGCTTCTGGACTTAATGTTCCTACAACTCTTTCTGCAACAGCTCCTTCTTGAATAGTAACATCAACACCTTCAGTAGGAGCAACTCTATCTACTCCTGCAGCTTCAGCGATAGCACCATCTGATAATGTTCCTTGTGCAGTATCCACTTGAGCTTGAGTATCTACAGTAGTCGCTGTCATTTGAGCAGCATCCATGTCTTTTGGCATGTCTGCAGTTTCTACTTTGTCTACTGTTGTAACTTGTTCTGGGTCAACCCCTTCAGCTTGTTTTTGACCTACAGTTGTAGGAGCTGCCATAGTTGTAGTTTGTTGTGGAGTTCCCTCTTCTATTTTAACAGCATCAGGTATAACAGCAGCATCAGGAACTTCTCCTCTTGCAGCAGCCTCTGCCATTTCTCTAGCTACATTAGTTTCTGTAGGTGTCTCCTCTGTAGGTGTCTCCTCTGGAGGTGTAACCGGAGGGTCTTCATCAGGTGGAGGAGGTGGAGGCACATCAGGTGGAGGTGGTGTTTCATCAGGTGGAGGTGGAACATCCATAGGTCCACCATGCATTTCTTTAGCAGCATTCCAATTCGCTAAAGCTTCTTGATATGCTTGAGTCTTAGTACCACCATATGTTCTTGGATTAGGTCTTGAACCATGAGCTAGTTGCACTCTTCCACCAGTACGCATATCTACTCTATCGCCTGTAGTGTATCTATTTCTTTTATTTTTTCTTTTTTTCTTTTCTTTTTTTGTCATTATTTTTTCCTGCACGATGTAGCAGCTTCATAAGAAGTTTAGGTTTATCTGTCATCATTATGATTACTGCTCGTTTCATTTTACCTCAAATAATTTGTCAACCTTTTCATGTAATTTTTCTACTCTATCCATTAGAGTATTCATGTCATCTTTTAATTCTTGTTTAGTTACATAGTCTTTTGCAATCTCTTCACGAGTCTTGTTTAAGAGTATGTCAATTCTTTTAGCCTCTGCAGTATTACTACGAATACCATAGAGTATGGGAGCTAACACTAATGTTATAAAAATGTTCCAAAATAAATAAGGTGTTAGTTCCATATTATCTTCCTTTATATAATAGTATATAGTTATTAACTAGCTTTGTCAAGTTTTTTAAAAAACGAAGGTAGTCCTATCATAGGTCTACTATCAAATTTATTCTGTTCAGCATCTTTACTACTTGCATCGTTGTAGTGTAAAAATACTTGTCCACAATCTTTACCTTCAAAAGGATTTCTCCAATGTTCTAAATCACAACCACGATACATAAGCATATCCCCTTGTTTTAAATTTATTTCAATATCAGGTTCTAAATATATTAACCATTCATCGCCACCTAAATTTAAAGTACTAGATATTTCACATGAATATCTATCTTTGTGTTTTTTTAATTCATCACCATTTTTATAAATTCTAGCGTATGAATATGTTTCAATAAGTTTAATTCCTGATTGTTCTTCCATTACAGGTTTTATTTTTTGTAATAAAGTTTCCATAACTATATCTGAATAATGAGAATAAGTTTCAGGTATTTGTGAATCATTCCAAACTCCAAAGTATTCAGTAAACTGTGATATATATCTTTCATCAAATAAATATCTAGCTACAGCTCTTTTGTTTAAAAAATATTGATAACAAAAATCTGCTAGTTCTTTTGATATAGCACCTTTTATTACTTGATATTTATTTTTTTTAAAACTCATTGAAAATTTGCAACCATAACTATTCTTTTTTCATCTATGTCAGGACATTCTTGATAGTGTGTTAGTTTGCCATCAAACATAATTACATTATCTTCTTTTGAGTTTGAATAATATTTTTGTTCATCTTCTCCTAAAACAACTGTTCTACCTTTTGAAAATTCATTTAAATAAACAATTACAACTTTATGTGGTAAGTTTGAATCTATATGAGGTATACTTTCTTTTAATTTACTATGTAGTGTTAAATTTATATTCATACGATATATAACTTCAAAATCTATATTATTGTAATCTAATATGTCTTTTAAAATAAAATAACAATATTCAAAATAACTAGAAGCATTTCTAGGTAAAGCAGGAACTTTTTCTCCGTTTATCTCATGTACAGGTCTTCCTAAAAGACAATGATAAAACATACTCATATCTTTTTCATCTGATGCAGGTACAGTTTTTTCAAGATAATGCCAAGGAAAATTATTTCCTGATACTAATTCTTTTAATTTTTTATAATCTTCTGTTACAGGATTTTTTAATTCAGTAATCATTTAAACGGATATCCTAAATTCCAACATACTAAAGAATGTCGTGTTCCTTTTGTTACAGGTTTAACTCTGTGCCAAACAAAAGAAGGAAAAACAATTACACTACCTTTTTGTCTTATTTCCTCACATATTCTTGGTTGTGAACCTTTATCAGTATCTCTAAAATCAAACTCTAAATCTCCACCTTCATATTCTTTAGGGTTGGTTAGTGATATAGTCATACTAAGTTTTCTTATTTTACCATGTGTCTTTTTATTATCTGGCTGGTCATAAGGTTCTTCATATGAATCACAATGCCAATCATAAAACTGGTCTTTTTTATATTCTGTAAATTGACAAGCTTCACTAAAATCCCAATCAAAATTCCAACCAGCATTTACATTTGCTTGATATATGTAAGGTTGTATTTCTTTGTATATCCATCTATCAGACATCCATACTATATCAGACTTTCTTTTTTGTTGAATATTTTTAATTTCTAATTCAGTTAAATCTTTTATTTCTTTACTATTACTTCCTGTAATAGCAGTTTCTTTTTCTTGCTCTTTACCATAACGAACAATTTCATCACATATTCTTTCAGGTATAGCTGATTGAAAATACCAATAATAATATTTAAGGTTCATTTTTTAAACTTAAAATATTATTAATTTGTCCAAGTACCAGCTTTTACAAAGTCATAAACTTCATTTAAAGTCCATACTCCGGGTTGAGAGTCTCCTATAAAACTAACTGCAGGTTCTTTAGTAATAACTACTCCAGAACCTCCGTTTGTACTTGCTGGACTTGCTGCTCCTGCTCCTCCTGCTCCTACTGTAATAGTATAGTTTGTATTTCCAACTACAGTAAGTGTTGATTCAGCCGATGCACCACCACCAGAGTTTTCACCGGGTACAGAACATCTATAACCACCAGCTCCTCCTCCAGCTCCAAAGTCTTGGAAAGCAGTAATATTACTAGCCCAGCCACCTCCACCACCACCGGTGTTTGCTGTTCCTCCAGAAACAGTATTAGCTGGATTACCTCCATTACCACCACCACCAGAACCTCCAGTACCAATAGTTCCAGCACCAAAATAATATTGACCACCACCACCACCACCAGCTCTAGTTACAGGTGAGCCAGTTATTGATGATGCAACTCCAGCACCACCATCTCCACTTTTAGCTCCTGCTGGTTGACCATGATGAGGTACATTATCTTGTCCTTCAGCACCTGCACCTCCTCCACCACCAGAAAGGTCTGTGCCTCCATGTGCTGCTCTCCTACCATCTCCACCATCAAATCCTTGACCTGAAGTACCAGAACCCGTAGCAAAACGACCTCCACCACCACCTGAACCTCCGGGTTGTGTGCCGGGGTTTGGTGTAAAATAACCTGTATCACCACCACCACCTCCGGTTGAGGTTACAGTTGTAATAGGAGTTCCTGCTATAGAAGAATCTCCACCTCTAGAGCCTACAGTAAATGTTGGAGCTACAGGGTGACCTCCACCACCTCCACCACCTGCAATAATTAAATATTGTAGTGATGTTGTTGCTGCTCCTGTTGTTAAAGTTCCACTAGAATTAAAAGTAGTTATTATTTCATTTTGAGTAGTTGTTTGTACTGTATTGTCTGGTCCAATAATTCCACCATTACCATCTGCCATATTTAAACCTCACTCCATGAAAGACCACTCGCATCCCATTCATAGTTTGTTTCTGTTTGTAAATTTTCACCTGTAAAAGTTTTACCTAACCACTTTTGATTATCTTCATCCCAAATTATTGATACAGCATCAGAGCTAATTTTATTTACATTAGGATAAGTTACAGGTGCTATCCAATCATCATTAGAATCTAACGACCAAGAATCAAATGGTTTGGGTAATATAAATTTATTTTTTGTTGCATCATAAGTATATCCCAAACCTGCATATTGTTTGCGTTGGTTATTGTTATAAGAAGTTTGTTTCCAAGCAACACCATTTTCTAAGTGTGGTATTAAATTAGATACAAAAGTTTCTACTTGAGATGAATAATCACCTCCATTAGCTATAACATCATCATTAGATATTACTACTACTCTTATTACTTCGTTATCACTATTAAGTTCTGCAAAATGAGCCATCTTCTAACTCCTTATGCATCATCTAATATTTCACCAGAAACTACATACTGTAAATCACTATTAGCACTAGCTGTTACTCTTAATAAATCTGTTTCATCTAAATAAATTGAAGAGTTTTTATTTATAACAGTTAATGTAGAATCTGCTGGTACAGAAATAGTTGATGCAATTTTAAAATAATTTGAGCCATTATCATTAGATATTTCTATAGTTATATCTGCTGCATTTGTACCATCCACATTTGATATTAGTATTGTATTTACTTTATATAATTTATCAGCAGGTACATCTATTATATCTGTTGCTGAAGTTGTAACTGCTCCACATAAATTAAATGGTAAAATGGATGTTACATTTACTATATTTACTTGTGCCATATTTTTTCTCCTATATTATCCAAACACTAGAGCCATGGCAATGGCTTTACCCGTTGAAGTTTTTGTATTAAGGGTTGTTTGTAAATCTGTTCCTGCTAAGTCAACAGCATCAGTATATACTGTGCCATCAAAATAACCATCTTTAAATTCTAAAGAACTAGTTCCTAAATCAACATCGTTATCAGTTGTTGGTTTTAAAACACCATCAGCTAAAGTAATTTGTTCAGTTCCTGCAATATCAAATCTTATAATATCTTCATCAGAACTTTCTTCTACTTGAATCTTTGTATCAGTATCAGCATCTTGTACAATACTAGCTGTACTAATTGTGTTTGTATTAATAACAATACATTCTACAGCTACTCCACTTGCAGGTGCTGTAGAAAATGTTAAAGTTGAACCTGAAACAGAATATGTATCTTTATGTTGTACTACACCATCTAAAGTTACAATAGTTGCGTTTTCGTTAGTTGGAGTTGTACTTAAAGCTAATGTTGTATCAGAGCCATCACCTGTCATAGTATTGATACTAGGAGCAACTCCTCCTGAACCACCACTACCTGCAATAGCTCCCCACTCATCTGTATAACCTTCAAAACCACCAGTAGTTGAGTTATATCTAAAATAACCTGCTGCACCTGTTGGTCTTTGTGCTGTTGTACCTACTGGTACATGTATAGCATCTGTAAAGCTACCAATATCAAGTGATACATCTGGTGAAGCATTACCTATACCTACTCTATTTGTTGAAGAATCAACTACTAAAGTATTTGAATCCCAGTTAAAGTCTCCTGTTCCACCTGTTAAAGCTGTTAATGTTCCAAGACTTGTAATGTTTGTTTGTGCTGCTGTAGATAATGTACCTGCTAATTCTCCACTAGAACCATAAATAACTGCTTTGCTATTTACAACTGTATTAGCTGTAGAGCCATCTAATAAATTTAATTCTGTTGCTGTTGATGTAACACCATCAAGAATATTTAATTCTGCAGTAGTACTTGTTACGCCATCTAATAAATTTAATTCAGCAGCAGTAGATGTAACACCATCTAAAATATTAAGTTCTGCTGCTGTACTAGTAACACCATCTAAAATATTAAGTTCGGCTGTTGTACTAGTTACACCATCAAGAATATTTAATTCTGCTGTAGTTGAAGTAACTCCATCAAGTATGTTTAATTCTGCTGTAGTAGCTGTTACACCATCTAATATATTAAGCTCTGCAGCAGTTGAAGTTGTTGCTAAACTTACAGCTCCACTAGAAACTGTAAAATCATCAGAATCAAATGAAGCAACACCTTTGTTACTTGTTGTTGCATCTTCACCGGCAATAGTAATTGTATTACTTGAAGCAGAAGTATCAATACCTTCTCCACCTGCAATAGTTAATGTTTCACTATCTAAATCTATTGCTATTGTACCACTATCTGTAGTAGCATCTAAATCTTGTGCTGTAACTTGTGAATCTACATAAGCTTTTACAGACTGTTGAGTTGGTACAAGTGTTGCAGAGTCTGAAGACATATCATCTTCATCTACAAATGCTGTAATAGTTATACTACCATCTGATAAACTTCCATAAGTAACTGTACCTGTTGTTGTTATTGCTGAAGAACCATTATCAATAGCACCAAAACCTGAAGTAATACTACCAGAATTTAAAGCTCCAACTGTTGTTACATTACTTAATGTATCTAATGCTGATTCAAAATATGTTTCAAAGTCTGTTAATGCAACTTGTACCATAGTACCATTATCATTAACTACAACTCTATCAGCATCTGCTAAAGTGGTAGATGTAGCAGAAGTACTACCATCAATAATATTTAATTCTGTAACTGTAGATGTAATACCATCAAGTGCATTTAATTCTGTTGCAGTTGCAGTAACTCCATCCATTATATTTAGTTCTGCAGTTGTAGCAGTTACTCCATCAAGAATATTAAGTTCGGCTGCTGTGGATGTTACTCCATCTAATATGTTTAGTTCAGCAGCAGTTGATGTAATTGCTGTGCCATTAAAATTTATAGCATCTACATATGCAATACCATCAATATATAAATCTTTCCATTCTTTTGAAGAACTACCTAAGTCATATGTGTTATCATCATCTGGAATAATATTAGAATCTACTTCTCCACCAAAAACAATATTATCTGTATCAGCATCACCTAAAGTTAATGTACCACCATTAAATGTTGTTGTACCTGTTACTGTAAGA